GAAACGTAGAGTTCTCTATATACCACAAGCTGTTCATTAGGTGCAACAGCAAACCAAATAACACCAGACTTACTACCATAACCGTAGTCACAAGCGCGAAACTTAACCCAGTTGTGAGGAATATCAAAAGGCTCGACAACATGAATATTACGGTCAAATTCCGTAAAAGCCGCACCTTCTTTAATATCCCAATCGCCTTCAAGGAGTTGGCGTCTTTGCTGCTCTGGCATAGAGAGTAGCATTGCTTCGTAGTCACCCGACTCTGCCAGATAAGGATTGTCTGATAATCGTGCTGGGATAAACCGCCTTTTAAATAAAGACTTTCCAGCCTTCTCGTGTCCTGCAGGGTATCGCAGCACCTCTCCTGTTTCGCTATCTGTGGCATCGAAGGCTCTATTATACGGTGAAGGGTCAATAAACATTTTCTTAACCCAGTGATGACCTCTTCCTCCGGGGTTAGTTGTGGCTCTCATAAAGATAGGCAAGTCAGGTGCAGTGGACCGTAGACGTGAACGCATGTAATTCCAAGCGTAGGGTGTGGCCCACTGAGTCAATTCGTCAAACCCTATCCAGCTAAACGCTAGACCCTGATAACGCAAGACATCATCATCCCTATCAAGATATGACATCCACAACCTTGCGCCAGATGGTGCAGTCCACTGCATTTTTCTTTCTGACCATTTGATACCCGGCCAGATTTTTGGGTACAACTCCTGCGACTTAAATACAAGTTCTCTTAGTTCTTCTGTTGTATGTCGCAGTAGCAACCCACTAAATGCGGGATGCCCCATGTAACGTAGTGGGTCAGATAACATAGCGTAGGATTTACCACCGCCAGCACTTCCACCATATAGTACCTCTCGTTCCGCTGCCGCTAAAAAGTCTGTCTGTGGGCCGGGGTTAGGCTTGAATAGTACGTTCTGTGTTTCTTCAATAGCCTGTGTTTCATATTCAATAGGCTGTATATCAACCGTTGGCTTTGGAGCCTGTTCTTTCTTCTTGGAGGCTTTTCGCTTTGGCGATTGCCGTTTCCGCATACTCTGCCCACTTGAGGAGGCTTTTAGCTTGGTTCTTACGTCTTCGTTCATTCTGTAACCGTTTCCTTAGACCTACGTGAGATATGTACCTTCCTGTATTGGTACTTAGCCAGTTGGCTACTTCACGATAACTATACTGATTTACGTGTGACCTAGCTTTTTCTAGCAGGTCAAGTTCTGTTGGTATTGGGTCAAGAATGTCGGGGTCTTCATTGTTTTGTTTATAACCGAAAGGTACAGTCCTAGCAATGCGAGGTATCTGCACCCATTCGTTTTCTTCTTTAATGTCGGTTGGTTGTGGTAGCTTCCACTTACCTATGCTACGTGTCATTTGTTTTTGCGATTGTCCATTGTAGATTTTACCATACCACCTACACGATAGTCAAGTTTTTCTTTAGGAGAAACTTTAGGTTTTGATTTTGGTATCCTCATATTTAACTCTGTAGAATATCCTTTATTAGAAGGGTTACTACTTTTATACTCGTTAGCTTTTACTCTAGCTTTTTGTCTAGCTTTTGCAGTATTCATAATAGGTTTTTTTACAGGCTTAAATGTCTCTGAATCAATCTCAGTAAACCTAGTACCTGAAAATTTTTTATCGCCTTTAGTTGTTACTACAATATTTTGATTTTTTACTGCCTCATCATACCGTTTCTTTTGAGCAGGTGAAAGATTATTAATTTCTTTTTTTGTCAATTTGCGATATTTTTCTTTTACTTTTGCTCTACGTTTATCAAGTTCATCAAGAGACATTAGTCATCATCCTCTACGATTGCTTTAGGTGGCATAAGCATTACACCGCCCGATGCTTCTACTTGCATCTTCTCAGTTTTTACCAGACCAGTACGGTCAAGCAGTTCTTTAGCGGCAGACATCTTATCACGTATGCCTAGTTCAGTTGGGTCATACAATGCATGTGTCATAGCTATCGCAGCCTTCGGCGCGTTACGTGCCATGTACATTTGAGTTGCCTCAAGTATTTCTTCTTTAAGACCTTTAACAATTTCTGCAGTACTAGAAGTGTCAGCATATCCCGCCAGTTTCTTTGCTTGCACCATATCGCCACCTGCTTCTTCAAACAGGACGTTGAGTAGTGCTTGTTGCTTATCAGTTAATTGTCTAGCCATTAAAATTCACCATTGTGCATTGCGTTTGCTAATTTTGTACTTCTTGATTTTACCTGAACTGCCCACCTGCTGTCAAGCATTTCTTTTGCTGCAATATCAAATTTACCTTCATGGATAGCATTCCACATCTTTACGAACTTACACAGTCTTGGGACACCCATGTTGAATGCCATATCCATAAGTACAAGTTGACGTACACTGTCTAGCTTGTCTACGCAAGGGTGCGCACGTACAAGTTCTTCCTCGACAATCTGCACGTCATTCTGTGCTAGATACATAGCATCTGCTTCCGTGATACCTTCAGTATGAACAATAGCCATATTAGGTATGTCCATCCATTCCAGTTCTTCTTTAGTGATGCCACGGTCTTCTAGGTTACGTCCGATACCAATAGTATCAATTCCAAGTGTATCCTGATATACCTGAAGGCGTAAACCTTCATGTGCAATTAGTTTCTGTATAAAGTCTTCTTTACGATATTTCATTTCTCATGTCCCAGCCACACCGCAAATGCACCTGTCATTGCCCCCGTGACTACACTCACCAGTGCTGACTGTTGTGTTGTCGGGTCTGGAAGAAGCATAAACCATTCCACTACTCTCCACGCTGATATTGACATCATCAGCATCATAAAGCGGGGTAGTATCTTCCACTTTAGAAATCTTTCCATTGTTAGTTCTGCCACGATTAATCCTCGCTTGTTCTTCCGTAGTCCTGTTGTGCATGTCCCACATATGGTACACTATTTCTTTCCAAAGAATTTAGTTGCGCTACGTACTCCAAAAGAAGCGGCAACGATAACTCCCAAGGAATATTGATACCATTCAGGCATTGAGTTGAGTTGCGCAAATCCGTTTGCAACTATTTCTTCCATACCCGGTATGAACGCAAGAACAAGAGGTAGACTGAACAGAATTGTAAGCCACTCATCTTTCCACGATGACTGACTACCTTTAGCCATTTCCAAATCCCAGTCAATCTCGCCAGTAGCTTTTCTTTCCATGACTGTAGCTTCTGCTTTAGCCCTTGCCACTTTTGTTGCAGCTTCTGCTTTAGTTTTTTCAACTTTTCCATCTAACCATGTCCCCGCTAAATTAGCAATTGGTCCAATCAATAAGTTCAACATTAGCCTCTCCGAAACCTTGCTGTCTTCTTTGCAATACCTTTAGGCTGTGCTACATGCTGTTTACCTGCAGCTTTACCTTTTCTCTTAGCCCTAGTTGTAGCAGAGTACTCTGCACTTGTCAAGGACTTTATTGCTTTTTCAGGTAAATATCTTTCTCCTGTCTTTGCAGAAGGTTTGCCTGATTTAGTGCGCCACTTCTGTGCTGTCCAGTTTTTCAAACTCTGCTGTGGTTTTTTCATTTTAGTTTTTCCCTAATTGACTTCAGTGTTTCCTTCAGTGTGGGTTCATCTTTTTCACGTGGATTGTAAATGCACTGATATTGCCGTGGACAAAACTCGCTAATCGTTATAGTTTCGATTGTATTGTTTGCGCCTTTATATGTACAGATATATTCTGTGTATGGGTTTTCTTTTACCTTAGTTCTTTCATAGGCAACAAGTCTGCACGTAGTCCACTTTATCTCGTCTGCCCTAGCTTGCTTAGATACAAGGAACATAACAAATGCATAGAGCAGTGCAGATGCTACTCCCAGCATAACAATCCATGCTACAATCTCTACAAACTTTTGTCTACGTTCACGCTGTCTGTATAGCGTCTGCTGTCTCTGCTTGCGTATCTGACCTTCCATACGAACTAGGTCATCCCATTTAGACCTACCCATAGTCAGGCTAATCCACTGCTGCAATTCATACCGCTGCGCTGCTGCCTTCTCTTTATTAGCAAAAGCAGTAATGGCTTCTTCTTCAATACTTGCGCCACTAAATAGCTTCTTGAAGATAGGTGGGTTCTTGGCTTCCTTCTGCGCTTGGTCAATATCACTTAGCGCACCCATCCAACGAGACAAGTCACCAGCCATAGACTCAATGTCACGACCTACTTGCATCCCCTTTTTTATGGCACCGAA